GCAAGCAATTCACGACCTTTTTTGGTAAGAACCGCATCAACGGTGATGGTGGTATTATCAATGTATGCCATATATCATTTTTTATAAAAGTTGGTCTCTCATCTATAAGTATTGCTCTGTAACCCTTTTTTACTGATTTATCACGTTGTCACTCTTAACAAGGTTGACATTACTGGTTTCAATGCTTTGAACTGGGAGCGTAGCATCTTCCAATGCCGATTTATCATCAATCGTGGTATTTATGGTTTGACTTCCCCTTGTGTAAATCTGTGCTTTTTGAACACGAAATTTACCACTCAGACTGTTAAATTTAACAGGACTGAATTGCATTCTTTTGTGCGTATAGTGATTTCTTGGGTATCCATTGAATACTTCGAAATAGGTGTCTTCGGCAAGTGACGTGTAAGGAGTTGTAGCGGTAGTAAATGCCCATCCAATATGATTTTCTGACGCTTTGATATGGGTAATCGGAAGATTTGGGGTTTTCTTTGCTGTATTTGCACGATGTAAATAATAATAGTAACCGTTCATTTGAACCACATCCGTGTTGTCTGTAATATCTAAAACCGACCCCGATGGCTCATATTTACTTGCCGTGTAAAATAGTTGATTATATCCCAGTGGGGACATATTTACAAGGCTATACAACCAAACCGAATGTGATGTGTAAACATCTTCTTTTTTATTCGAACTCCTAATGTATGAACCGCTTTTAGAATATATGATGTACTTGTTCCATTTCTTTACCAAGTAAGAACTGGTTTTGAAGTTTTCAGCTATAAATCCTTTTGGATTAAAATCACCAACGGAAGCAAAATGTCCAAATTGAATTTCATCGGTAAGATCCGGTATGTATCCATTGTTGTAGTTTTGAGGGTAAATGAAATTCGCTTCATTAGCGTAAGACATATCCAAATAAATTGTTGAATTGGCCGGAAGAGATGCAGCATTGAACGACGTTTGGGAATAGGACGGATTCCAATTAAACTCTCCAAACAACAATTCCATGTAACCCGCTGAGGTATTTCCTACAGACCCAGAAAAGCGAACAAGTTTAGTAACCGGATCTTTGGCATAATGACTGGCGGTCACATCGAAATAAGGAACAGAACCACTACCAATTTCAGAGAAAACGGGCCGGTGTTGATACTTCGGGCGTTCTAATATAGTTGGCTCAATCAAAATTCCTGTTCTAACACTTGCTCTTGCAGGTATTACGTTTTTGATGCTTTCAAAAATAGAACGATTGAAATAAATCTTGTAAAGAGTTATGAGTTCGTTGTAAAGAACTTTGCGGTAACCGAAAGAATTATAGGCGTCATTCAAAGCTTTCAGATTCGTGTAAGATGCCGAGTACATGTTTGATGGATCTGCAATCAAATCCATCATGTTGTTGTTTCCGTAATACTTGACAATATCACGATTTTTGGCATCTTGCGGGTCCAAATACAATCCCAGAAGGTTGGAATCAGATTGAATTCCACGAATCAAATCAAAGGTTGAACGTTCTGTGTTTGCTAAACGAGTGGCTACACCTTGACTTTTCGGTTTAATTTTTTCATTTTTGAATCTATTGGGTCCATAGTTTTGAGTTGTATAGGTTTTTTCCACATCAAGAACCCTAAATTCATATGGATATATTGGAACATAAGTCTCATAAATAACAGAACCACTACAAACGTTCAAAAAATAAGAACGAGTGGCATTCAATGGGTAGTAAGCATCATATGAGGACCACAAAATTGATGTTGGTAGAACTGGTTTGTTGTAAAGAACTACCGGACTTCCAGTCCAGACTTGTAAGAAACTTCCGGAAAACGTTCCCGTAGCGTAAGTGAGCAAAAGATCGGAGAGATTGTAGTTACTACTGGACATGACACCAGAAAAGCTTCCGCTAAAAACAACTTGGCCTAAATAAGGAGCCGCACCTAAATCATAATAAGCGTAACCATAATCATATTGTAACCACGGAGTATGTCCACTAAACTCCCAATTTCCACTTCCAGTGAAGCTACCAGTTAAACTTCCAGATAGGGCACCAAACCAAATCTGATCAATAGTTCCAAAAAAGTTGCCGGGGTTTTGGATGATGTGTTGACTCGATGATGCAAACCCAATGAAACAACCAGTCATGTAATTACTTCGAACACTCCCAGTGACGCTTCCGGTTAATTGTCCCTGCCATGGTCCTAGCCTACTACCATAAAATGTACCAAACTGACTTGATGTCATATGGCCATAAGTTTCTCCCCAAAATGTACCGGAAACTCTTCCCGAAAAACTTCCAGTGAAGTAACTCTGTGTTAAAAGGTTATTGTTTACATCAATTAATGTTCCATACCATTTGCCATCTCCGAAAAAGCCTTTAGCGATGGCTTCTGATCCGCTAATACTTCCGGTTGCAATTCCATTGAAACTTCCAGTTCCCGAACCTAATAATTTTCCACTGAACAAACTATGTGAGAAGAAAAACCCCTGACCACTTCCGGATATGCTTCCAGACATGTATCCTTTGAAACTTCCTGTAAAGCGTTCAATACTATAAAGACTTCCTGTTTTTGCTCCAGTCCAACTTCCAGAAACGGCGACACCTTCACGGGTTTCGGAAGCCGTCAAATACAATTCTTGATATGTGGGGTAATATTCGGATTTGCTTTTTAGATATCCATTGGCAGATCCGTAAACGAACCGTGAATTGTTCGGGTAGGTGTAAACGTAGGAGTAGAAGGAATTGTAAAATGATTCTGGTTCGTCATAATCAATTCTGGTTATTAAATGCTGCTTGGCTTCCGATCCACTGTAAGCGAATGAACTATAATCATTACAATGAATTTCAAAATCTTGATCGGAAATTGGAACGTCCCAGACCATAAAATTTCCGATACAATAACTTGGTTTGTGTGCTTCGTCGGAGAAGTCATTGATTCCAATAACAATGGATTGAGTGGTCATGTTTCCAAGACTTCCGGTTTGTTCCCAGACATCTTGTGTTGATTTTCCGTCCCAGACCATGTTATTTTCGTAAGTTCCAATTTTCGAATCGATACTTCGGAAAATTCTTCGGCCCCTTTCATTCCTTTGAACGGTTAAATCATAAACGGTAGGAACATTTTCTTCATCTTGGAAATATTGGTAGGTTGGATCGGGTGCGTTTCGACGCAAGCGGACATTGAAAATCTCGCCGTCAAACAAAGGTAAAAGGCTACTGGTTAATCGAAAAACTGGAGGATAATTATAAGCAATTTTTGAATTACATTGTGACGTTACGGCGTACGTATTTCCAGTTTGATTAAATGTTCCATCGAGGAATTGACCGTTGGCTCCTGTAAGTTCTCCTGAAAAATTAAGAACGGTCAATGTTTTGAGAGATCCCGTAACTATTCCGGATACACTTCCAGATACACTTCCAGAAATCTGAACAATTGGACCACCATTAATCGATCCGCTGAAATAAGAAGAGATAAAAAACGCATTAGATGAAACACTTCCATTTGCTCTTTGAGCACTACCAGACCAAACTCCCGTAAATGTTCCAATTAATCCGGTGGAGTATAAACTTGCGGAAATTTCTGGAATTTCAGCAATGATTCTACCCATATTTCCATATTCTCTAACATATCCAATACGCCATGCGGGAAGGGTGAAATAACTATAGTATCCAAGATTAATGAAGTTAGGGACAAGATATGGAAATTGACTATGATAAAACCAATTAAAATCCCATAACATTCTGTAGCTTTGATAGGAAGATACGATAAACTGAGGTTCTCGGATGTTAGCTGACTCGGGCTTATCCAATAAAAGCTTGAATTCAATTGTTCTAATATTTGGTTTCGGAGCATATCCAATTGAAATAGTCGAAGATGACGCCGAGTTTTCCAACATGCAAACTCGTTCTCTCTTGGTATAAGTTACCAAAGATGACGTGGAATAGTCATTGTTACCATATTCTCGAATATCCAAAAGATTTGATGGAATACCATAACAGGAAAGAAAAAGTTGGATGCATTCTTCGGTTCCTTTTGTTTTGTAGATTTGAGGGAGAGCATTAAGCACTCTTGTTTGAATGGTCTTCGCTCTGTCCTCAGCGGTCATTTGCGATGAACCGGTTGTATAAACGTCTTCGGAAGTTAAATCTTCATAGGTTGTACCAATCTTCCACCCAAACGTTTCTAACATATAATCAACCATTTGCTTAGAGAATGCTCTGGTTGAATTATTCTGAATGACCTTCTCCGATGGGAGGTTGGTTATGTAAAGATAGAGGTTGTCAAAGAAATGACCAACCATGTTTAAAAATGTCAAGTATTCATCATTACTTGAATCTAAAACAATGTGGTCTGGGGTATTATTTATCAGACTGTCTCGATTGGATTTGTCATAGAGAATTGCATCGGTATCTTGGTCGGCGACATAGGAAGCATTTACAAATTCTTTGGTTTGTGGGTTGTAAGCATAAGAACCAGTTTGAAATAAATAAGATTCATAGCCGTCAAATGAGTTGACAATATCATTCATTTGACTCTCCAGAGAACTTTTTTCCAGAGAGTATTGTGGATAAAGAGTTCCAGATGCTAAAGAACGACTAGCTTCGGTTTCTAACGCCTCCAGAGAAGAACTAAGCATGTACCATGTTGAAATCTTGGTTTTGAAGTTCTTCAATCGTTGAGCCGCAGACGAAAAGACAACAAAGTTATGAAAATCGGTATAATCAACTTGCAATTCGCTCAACGTTTTATTGACGTTGATCGTTTGTTGAAGCGTCGGATCGTTTCGTAAATCGGCGGCAGTGAAGGATTCATTGCTATTGTAAAGACTAATGTTGTCCGAATGAGCTAGGAAATTTGGAGGAGAAATTTTGATAGTTTGACGCCCACCAGATGATCGCACAACTGCATTGATTATGTAGGGAGCAATGCTTATGTTAGTAATCCAACACGGTGTCTGAATTTTAATTTCGTCAGGTAGCTCACTTTTGAGTTTGATTAGGAGTGTTAATGGGTCTGTTTCAACAAGACGTTCATCCAAATAAGTGTGGTCGATGATTTGGAACATCGTATTATTGCCGATGTTCAGAGCATTCTTAAAGTATGAGAAGTATTTTTCTTCAAACGCCGCTTTCGTTGAAACGGTTATTTTGTGATAGAATTCCGTTGTGAAAAATTCCACTAAGAACTGTTTGGCAGCAATAAACTCCGGACTTGTTTGATTTCCGTAAGGTTTGAACTGTTGTTCTATCCTACCTATGACAAACGCATCATAGGCATCGTCAATAGCGATAAAATCTGAAATGGTTTCGTAATTGGATAAGAGAAGATTCTGATAATAATTTCGAATACCTTGAACTCTTTTGATTTTTTCGATGGGTTGAGTTCCGGTTGGGTTCGTGTAAATGACAGTATCCTCATAGATAGTTTTGAGGAATGCCATCATTGCTCCATCGGAGGTCAAGAAAAGTAACTGCTTAAGAAATGCTATTTCATTAGCGTATTTTGTTTTAACTTGATTGTAAATTTGGTCGTAAGGACATTGATTTGTAAGCTGCAAAAGAAGTGGTGCAACGTCTTTAACTTGAAACTTCTTTCGGCAAAATGCCTCATAGCGTGGCGTATTGCTTCCAATTGGAATGAGTTTGATTTCTTTTCTGGATGGAGAGATATCCTTTACCGCCAATGGAAAAGATGGAGTTCCGGCCATCTCACGCACAAAGTTGTAAGCTACGAAATAGCTACCACTTGTAATTCCAAATGACGCCGAAAGTTGTTCAATCGGATTTACAAGAATCTTTGCGTTTTTGTAGAGAATGAAGTCTGTTAGAAGTTCTCGATAATTGTATGTTATTGGCCTATTCAAAGCATCCTGATAGGTCATTTGGACGGTTTTGTAGGATTTTTCGGAGTTGATTGTCGCCCAACCTAACGGATTTTGGTCCAAATCAAAAACAGACAGTTCGATAACATCGGTCTCTCCAAAACCATACCACAAATCGGTACCATAGCCATTCACAAACATCTTGGTTTCGGTTTCATCAAAATATGAACCGGTGTTTATGTGGTTGACGTTATCTGTTGTGTATGGATATGGGATAGCCATATTATCTAGAATAGTATGGTTTTCGAGAGCCACGGAGAGTTCTGTTTTCCTCTTTCCATTGGCTAACGGCATTCTTCATTGCAGTTGCTAGTGCTGCTGCTGAGGCCGAAGCTTGTAAAGCTGCTGAGGCCGAAGCCTGTGCTTTTAGTTCCTCTACGCTTGGAGATAAGGTTTTAGTTGTTGGTTCCGGAACGGGTACAACAGAGGATATTGTTACTGGTGTTGGTGTTGGTGTAACTGTTGGTGTAGATGTAGTTTCTTCTGGTGCTGCAATACTTGATGGCTTTATCAGAGGCGTGTAAGGAAAATCGGTTGAAAAATCTGAATCTACTCTTCCTTCTCCAAGAGCCTTTCTCAGTTCCAAAATAACTTGACGTGCCGCTTCTTTTTCGGCTTCTGTTGTATTGGATTCACTGGCCTCTATCAATCTTTCCAATTCGTTTGTCAATTCTTCGGTTTGAGCTTTCTGAGCTTCTAATTCATCTTGCATTTCTTGAAGTTGTTCTTCTGTTGTTACGTTTTCGGTTTGCGTAACGAACTCTGTAAATGTTGGGTCATAAAACCCTATGATTTTAGTAGTGTCATAGATGAAGTTTTGAAGCGGAAGCCCAAGAAAGACTTGATGAAAATTTCCAGATGACGAATTAAAAATGAGATTCCCAACTTCATCATACTGATAATTGTAAGTTCCGTATCTCTGAAAATTTGCTATGTCTTGACTGTAGTATTCTCTATAGGACATATTATCTCGTTATCTTGAACACGTCGCCATTATCGAACGTATATTTCGACCCACTATTTTCGACCCTGATAAGGATGCGATAGGATCTTTCTTGAGCTAAACCAGTGGTATCCAATATAAAGAAGTTTCCATAAGGATACTCGCAGCTTAACCTAGTATAATTATCGAAGTCCACAATTATTTCTTCACTCATATTATCCTTGATGGCATAGTATGACGAAGTTGGCAACAGTTCAGGAACGACATACCCAGATTGTTGGGAAGTCCTTTCGAAGGTCTTAAGAGGAAACTCTCGTCTTCCGAATACTTTTATTCTGGCAAGATCCCCACCTTTGTAGGTCGGCTTGAGGTCTTTTATAATAACCGTGAAGGCACGATTGGTATCCAATGGAGTGAATGTGCTTGAAGTTATTTCTACGCTACTTGTGTAAGTATAACTCGAAGTGTAGATACTTCCGCTCAACTGGAGGTTCAAATAGCCTCCGACTAATGGACCGTCGATAAACTGACCGGAGAAACTAGCACTATCTAATGCCACACTTGACGTATCTTCAATTGACCGAGTGACGTTATATGTTCCAAAGGCTGTTCCCCAGACAAACGGACTGGTTACAGTTGCGTATGCATATGGGTCAATACCTGATGGGAGTGGAATAACCACATGAGCCCCTACGATTGTTGTAGCTGGCCATTGACCCGTAAAATACACATTTTCAAATCTACCATCTACATAGTATCCGGAAAACATCAACTCGCTCCAAACACCGTCCGTAAATGATGCAGAAATAATTTGAGCATTGAATACGGAACCACATGGTCCAGTTATTGATTGTGAAAGAATAGTTAAAGAACCAGTATAAGCACCTATTACTGGAAGATTAGCAATATTTCCAGTTAATCCATTACCAAGGAAAATACCGCTTGCATAGTAGTTGATTGTGTCGAGATAATAAGCATCTGTAATGAAGGCTGTAATGGTTGCCATTTGTGCGGTTAGTGACCCTTCAAAATAATCAAGGCTGGCCGAAATTAACGAACCTGTCATTAACCCAAATAAGAAATTTCCAGTTAATGGACCAATAGGAGATTCGGAAATAGGTCCACCGTCGATGGAACCACTAAAATAAGTAGCACTCGCCAACGTAACTGTTCCGCTTACTGTTCCGTTTACCGTAGAAAAATTTGTTGTCAGGCTTCCTGTGAAACTTCCTGTAAATTGTTGAACAGATTCCGTAACTGCTACGTTACTTGCGGTAATATAATAAACGTTAGTGAAGATGATGGCATTCCCTGAAAACGTGCCGTCCACACCAGCATTTATTGAAAACGTCGAACCAGTTTGGGCTACAGCATCTATTCCTGATTCGGTTTCAATCGTTACACTAGAGGTTCCAACCTGTCCAACATTCCATACGTAGTCACTCCACATGACATCAAGGTATGGAGAATTGATGGAATTGGTATCTTTACTATAAAACGTCAAGGAGAAACCAGAACCACTGTTCACAATTTCATCCGATGACATCAAAATGAATCCATGGTTTGGAAGAGTACCGCTAATCCACGCCATTACGATATCCGTTACATCCATCGAAATATCCGATGATTCGTAAGAGAATGTCTGTTTAGAGCTACTATTGTAATACCACGTTCCACCACCATAGGCAAATGATGCTGTTGCATTGGCGGGATTATTTAGGAAATCAACCACCGGACGTAAACTTGTGGTGATCGGAGAATACCAAGCTGTTCCGGGATTGTAATCTCTGTAATACCAGCTTGCGCCTGTGTCCGAACCACCATCTGAGTAATATCCATTTCCCATTATCCAACTTTGGCTTACTGGAAATGCGTAAATTGCGTAGGTAATAGGAAGTTCGCATTCATTACATACCTTCAAATTTAGCTTAAATTTTGGATCTGTAATCTCACCGCTAGCGATAGATTCCGAAATGGCGGTTATGTCAAACTTTATAAGAGTTCGGTCAATAAATTTTGTAGTTGTCGTATCCCACCATTTTTCATTGATAGTATCGATTCCGGTAACCGTTCCGGTAAATCTTCCGCTTGAACCCGTCATTGTTCCGGAGAAATTTGGAACAAAACTGGCACTCAAGGAACCCGTTACACTACCGGAAATACTTCCGGAAATACCCCCACTGTATTCGGCAATAGCCGCTCCATCAATGGAACCACTAAAATATGATGCCGTGAAAGATGCACTTGATGCAATTACGCCATCTACTGATATGGCATTCCCAGAAAATGAACCCGAAAAAAATCCGGTAAAACTTGTGGCGCAATAATTGTTCCAAACAACCCCTATATAAGTGAAATCTTTTGTGTTTTGCAGAGACCGCACATGTTTATTGTACGTCCCAATACGAAGAATTTCGTTTATCCCGAAATTCTTGTCTTCATAACCAGACAAGTTTGTGATATACGTGTCTTCGACTGGATATAAGTGATGGTGCATATTAGAGTGCAGTTCCTACAATATCCGTGTCCGGATATTTAATTTCAAAAATAGCGGGGTCAACTGACGAATAAATGATTCCGTTTTTGGTTGCAGCCTGAATATCATACTCAACCGTTGAGTAGTTTCCGTCCAACACTGTTTTGTTAACGATTTCCAAGTCAACCACGGCTTGAACCCCTTCGACCTTTGCGATTTCGAGACGCAATTGGCTCAAGTTAATAGGCTGTGAAAAGTTCCAATTGTCAATGTTGAAAAAATTCTGAATTGCTGTAATGCAATCATACAATACGTCTTTTTTGGTGTATCCTTTGAAAACGGTAATTGAAAAATTAACACCAATGTTTATAACATAACCATCGATAATATTGATACCATCTGTCATCATGCGGTATCGTTTCAAATAAGTCATCAAATTTGTCACTAAAGCCCGATTAGCAGGAACAAGGTTTTTGTTCGCATCATATGCTAAAAGATACACATTGATGGAAAACGGATTATTGATATCATATGTCAGTTTCCTGAAATAGGTATCCAAACCCATATTGGTTACGGCTCCTATATTGGAAGGATCGATGATACCATTAAGAACTCTGTTAGATGCAACATCAAGATTTGTATCGGTGATGACTTGTGCTTTAGCAATTGATCCAAATTTGGATGGCATAGAATACACTCTAACCAAATAATCGTCTCGGGTAACCGCTCGATTCTGAGTTGCAAAATGAGCAATGGCATTCTGTTTGATTTCGTCATCCGTCTCCCCTTCTTTCCCACCAACTGCGGCAGTTGAATTGTCCACTTGAAGAGAATTTTGAACGGTTGTCATCAATTCTATCTTTTCCGGAGGCCATCCATCCGTGGAATTCGCAAATTCAACTGAAACAATATTTCGAATAGAGTTCGAGGGGGAATTTGAATCAATACCTCCACCCACCAGATATCTTACAGTTAATGTTGTATTTGATGGTGCAATGCCATATGTTTCATTTTTGAGAAAGTTTGCGGGATCTAGAGGTACATTGTATTTGTTGATATTTTTCAGACCAACACCAATCAATCGAGAATCGAATGTTACGAACTCTTCGGAAAATCCTTCTATTCCGGCTCCAAATTCTATCGATGTTATATTGTTTTCATCTATGGATACTGTAAACCGTCGTGGGGTTCTCAGATATCTTAAAATATAAGGAACGGAATCCTTATAGGTTGAAAGTTCCCCTTCATGTTCAGCATCGTTGGGAACGGCAATCGGAACAAGCTCTTGTGCTAGATAATCAACTTCATACCATTTGTTATTATTGTCGTCAACGACATCGAGAATTCCAAGAACATTTGTGTCATCCAAACTTATCTTATAAAAAGGAACAGGATTTCCAACCGTGAAAGTTTTTGTGACGATTCTTCCTGCCGATATCTTACCCGTTTTTTGAAGAAGGAAAAATTCAGGCGTTCCATCTGGAAACCTTGAATAAACCGTATCGATTCGTGGAGATAAGGATGTACTTACCGAAAAATCGACTGTCTCATTTAATATAAAATAAGCTCCGGCGTTGTTGGAAACCTGCATACCTTCTTTAATCAACAGACAATAATCAGAATCGGGAACATAGGAATCTGATGTAGAAACCTTTGAAGGACAAAGCTGATATAGTTCTACGGTTCCAACCGCTCCTTGAATGGGTTTTACTTTATAACCCAAATACTTTGCTAAGTTCAAAATATTCCGTCTTTCGGTAGCATTTTGAATTAGACTTTCTTTGAAAGCATAATCTGTGTAGTAGGACAACACGTCTCCAACATATGCCGCCATTTCGATGAACATGGTGCCGGGAGAAGCCGTTGAGAAGTCGTTGTACGTATTCGGAAAATACGTTTTGGCAAAGTCCATAAGCGATTGTCTTAACTGGGTAAAATCCCGGTTGAGATATCGCACATCTTTGCTGTTAGGGGCAAATGATTTCTGAACAGTAGTCGCCATTATGATTCTCCTACAACGTTAACAAACGTTTTGTTGACCGCATCATATCTCCAAAACCTACGTGGTTTCAAAATATCTATAATTTTTTGTTGTCTCTTTTTATCCTTGTTTTGCTGAGAAAGTTTCAGATGGTATTTTGAATCATATTCCAAAACAACATTATGTTCTTTATCATATCCATCAATATAACAAAGTTCCTTTGAAAATGTTTTACCAGTTTGACAGCACGATTTACACAACCTGTTTTCTTTAACGGATTTTAAGAGAATGTCTCTATTGGCGTGGACTATTTTCCGCCGACACTCCGGACATTTTCTAGTGTATTTAGACATATTATAATTTGCCGCTGTCAATATAAATCTCTATCGAACCTTCCTGTTGGGAAGTCACATCCACAAAATTTACTTGGACCAGCACTGTATAAATATCTCGGTAATCCGTTGTTTCGTTGATTTTAGGGATAGATACCGTGACTTTTTTTACAGAAACCCCATCAATCCACCGATTTATATCTTCGGTAACAATATTTCGGATGATTTCTGGAAGGAGTTCTGTATTTTGTTCAAAAGCAACAGTCCAAAGACGAGACCCAAATAATGGTTGCATTCGACGTTCCCCAATACGAGTACGTAACAGGTTTATGATGTTCATACGTTTTTGGGTAAAAGTGTCGTATGCTTGATCAAAATACCCACTATTTCCATTTTGGATTGGAATCATCAATCCAAGGGGCGTCTTGGTTGTTGCCATATGTTATTTCTTCTTATCCATCGCTCTTACCAATGAACGGTAATCACGACTTAAAATATTTTTGATACTATCTGGAAGTGCAGGATGATTTTTCAAATCCAATGCCGAATCTATTGCCATTCCTTCCATTGGAGCAGGACCGCCTTCTTGCCCTTCTTGTAGGACAGGAGCCGTACAAGCAGGCAATTCTGTTAAAACAGGATCATTAGCTCCCGGCATACTGGGAACATTCTTCATAAATTCCAAATCGGATTCGCTCATCATTTCCCCCACTCCGGTTGTTGAGGCAGCGGGGGTGAATTGTGCTGCTGCCATTGCCACGCCGGGAGACATTACCGCCGCTCCACCACCTCCTACACGGTTTGCCATTCTTTCGGAATTATTAAATGGTTTGGTTTGATTCAAAATTTCATTCAAAACTGGATTACTTGTAAATCTCTTTTGTTGCGGTGATGTTTGTTGAGATGTTGCTTTCTGAATTGGAGCACCACCATTGAACATTTCTTGAAGTTGAGATTTCAATGATGCCATTTTATCCACCTCATCGGCGGGAATTTGGGGTTGAGAAACAGGTTGTTCATTCTTTGAAAGATTCTTAGTCGTGTCGATGGACTGAACTCTTGACTGTTGTGATTGGCCCATAACATTGAGGGCGAACCACTGAGCGAGGGCATTCGGAAGCTCTTTTTTAATTTCTTGCCTCACGATTTCCCTGATGAGTTTGATTAGATCTGATTTTTTCATATGTGTGTTGTGTATAAATAGTTCATTTTTAGACATTACACCTTTGGAAGTGATGGCAAAGACGATGCCGAAGGTGCCGAAGGAACAGATGGAATTGATGGTACAGAGACTTGTGGTGTTGCAGGCAACTTCGGAATATCCAGTTTTGGAACATCAATTTTTGGTGCCGAGGGAAGTTTTGGAACCTTTGCTGGTCTCGAATATTCGTTTGCCGATTTAGTAACATCCGCTGCTTTCTTTTTATAACCAGCCGCAAGTGAGGATAGTTTTGCTTTAATAGGAGCCAACGCCACAGCCGCTAATGGATTGGTTGCCAATGATGCAATAGTAGCTATTTGACCAGCAACCGTTCCTGCCGCCGCCGAAAGTTTAGCCGATTCTGTAGATGGTTTTTTGGTTGATGCACCTGAAAATCCACCGGGAGTACCCGTTCCGGTTTTGACATTGATTTTGATTGGAGCCTTCAACTTCGGAGTTTTAACGTTAGCTGCTGGAGGTTTTGGTAAACTCAACGAAGGAAGACTTGGAGTTGGTGATAATGAAGGTAAAGCCATATTAAATCTTTGCTCCATCGGATCCCGGTGCATATCCACCACCAACCACAAAAACCCTGCGGCTCAAAAGTGTATGGAGGGAATCCCGAAGTTGTTTTAGTTTTTCAATTTGAACTGGTAATTGAGTTTGTGACGGTGATTCTTTTCCAGCATCCACATGAGAATGTTTATACCAATGGGTGTGCTCAAGAAGCCAATTACATAGAGCATACAACCACGCAACCGTTGTTTGACCAAGTAATACTGGTTCTCCTGTAGTATCATATTCCCCAAGATAGATAGCAGGGGAGTTAAAAACGGTTTTATTGTGAGTTGTCATTACGATTTGATCATGAGCATCAACGGTATATTCGGAATCGGTAACAATAGCATAACGTTTCTTGGAATAATGGAATGTTTCAGCATATCGGGAAGACAGAACCAATCTATCGGATTGAATGATAATTTGGTCTCCTTTCAAAACAGGATATGTAAACGAAGTTGTTCCATTGAATGCAGGAACCTCCTCGCCGACCCCAAACATCTTCTTGTAACAAGTCGTCACCCACTTGCTAATCGTTTGTCCCGTCGTAATGGCAATTGTGGAACCATCGTGGTTGATGTCTGGTTCGATATATCCACCTGCATTTTTTTCTTCCTCTGTTCCTAAAATAGTAGCTGGATTGGGACTATTTGTGAGTTTAAGGGCCTCTCCTTTTTTGAGAAGTTTTCGTTGACGATTTCGAATGATAATCATTGGATTGCCGCCGAAATCTGCGTAATCCGTGTTTTTCGGATCTCCTTTATCGTTGTCCCTGTTCGAATCATACGCACCAAACCTAATAGATTGCCCGAAACGACTTTCAATTACTAAGTCTCCTTCATATCGTTTGATCCGTCGAATCCTATTGTTTATTTTGTAATACTTACCAGCTACACCCTTGTACCCAAGTGAACCATCGTGGTTTGTCTTTGAACTCCTTCCGGTATATGGCGTCGTGGTGTAAAGTTCTGTGTTTTCTTTACCGCTAATTGTTTTATTAATGGAAAAATCGACACTTTCGTTTGGGAGGTTGCGAAGGTTTAGACGGCGACTATAAAAATGTTTGTTTCGATATGTAATCACCATCACTATCTCATTTAGCACTGGATATTCAGAAATACCAGAATCCAAAGGATACGCCCATACAAGTTTTTCTTTATCGGTGGTCGAATCGGAAAATTGCATTCTAACCAAGGCTCTTCCAACCCACGAATAATCGATATCGGTAGGATTGGCCTTTTTCTTTTGAACATCATCTGGCCATCGGTCTGCATCAATTACAGTTTCAATATTCTTGGACAGTTTTAGAAACGGATGGTCTTTATCTAAAATAACATCCAACACAATCGCTGGTTCTATTTCATAAAATTCCCCTCCACCTCCAGCAGAAATGGAAGATCCAAGACCAAAGCTGTCACTTTTAGAGCTACCTTGAGATTTGTTTTTCCAGTATGCCATATCTTATTTTTCCTTTAGAAGAATGTCGTGAGCATCGGGTATGGGAGCCTGAACTTCGGCAGCTACTTCTTTTACTTCTTTCCAAAGTTGTTCTTTTTCGGCCTCAGATAGAATTACGCCAGTCCCTCCTTCAATCTTGGCTGCTTGCAACCGTTGAACAACTTGTGCAAGTTTGACGAGTTGCTCGTCATTTCTAACCCCAATTTCAAAATAACCTTGAATCAACGGAACCACTTCACGGGCGTCATCGATACTCTTTACTAGTGGTCTTAGTTCAGAAATCAATAGATCTAACTGCTCGTGTTTATGTTCAGACCGCTCGTAAATGTCTTTACAGAGGTTCTTAAAACTTTTACCTTCGAATATTTCGAATTCATTGTCCATACGCAAATAAATAGAAGAACACTCCCGTTTTGGGGTGTCTTTTCGTCTCAAGTTATAAAAACTTCTTAGGACAAATGAAGAGTGGAAGTTGAAATATTTCCCTCGTTCAGGTAGGAACGGTAAATTGTTTTGTGATACTGGCGCATCTTATTAATCACTTTGGTTATCTGTTGCGTTTTGCAGTCTGACATGTTTCTAATATAAAGGTAGAGTGCTTTTTTGTTGAAGGCATCAATACGCTTTGCGCTCCTTAGAAGTTCCATGACGGCATACGCTATTTCCAAGTCTCGTTGCTTGGAAAAGATTTTCTTCACATTGGCTTCCCAAAAATCGAGGGTTAACTTCATGAACTCATCGAGTTCTGCTTGTGCGTAATGTTTATCAACCGTTTGAAGTTGTACGGTATCTTCACTTCTCTCTTCACTGATGGGACTATGTGTTTGAAAATCTTTGTAGGTGGTATTGTTGAGAAGAATAAACCAGTTCTTGGCAATGACAGAAAAATAAGCGAAGGCTTTACTTTTCTTTTTTCGATGAACTTTACTAGGACGATTGGGGTCAAATTTTCCTATATTTGATACCAAATGAGCCAGTGCTTCTTCTTGTACTTTTTTGGGCTCCGTTCTGAAATAGGTAAAACCAAAACGGTTAAAAACGTTCTCAATGAGTTTATGGAAAGGAAACTCCAGAAGTTCCCGATAAATCTTTTCTCTCAATTCGCTATCTGTTGTGGAATTATAACGAATAACAGCTTGTTCTGTTTCATCGGTCCAATACATTCGAGAGGCTGCTGGTTTGCGTGTGCCAGTTTTCTTTTTAACTTCTGGCGGCGTACAAGGAACTTCTTTGGCGACTGGAGTCTTTGTCTTCTTTATAACTTGTTTCTTTTTCTTTTCGGGTACAGACTTCTTATGGGACATTCTTTTCTTTTTCAGCATAATTTATTCTCTGGTTGTCTTCTCGTTAAGAGAAGCAATCAAGTCAACCATCTGTTGAAAAATTGTCCCTACTTCATCGTCTTTCGAGAACATCTGTTTCTCATCCAAACGAATCATGTTTTGCTGAACCTCTTCGACTTTATTTTGAAGTTCAATAATCCATTGTGTGTATATTTCATTCTTCCTAACCTGAATCGATAAGGCTTTGGTCAAAAACCCAATCACAGTCAAAAGAAGAACAATGACAAATCCCAACAAAATAGTTAACCACATAAATCACTCTTCCAGTTCAATGGAGCCACCGTCGTCATCAAGATATTCTTGTAAGAAAAGCTTGGCTTCAATTACTGTTTCCCATTCTTGGTCTCGTAATGCGTCTGTGAGCAATTCGATTACATATGCAATATCAGTTTGATCCATATTATTTCGAACAATTTTACTTCTAGTCGAATCGCTCATATATATAACCTTTTTTTTCAAAAACTAACTTTTTCTTCATTTTAAGACGCATTAACCATATCAAATGTTTCAAACAAAGTCAAGCAAAAATTTCAATATTGTTTGAAATATCTTTGAGTAAAGTCATCAACCGGTGCAGACGGAAGTGTTGGGGAAACTGGAACTGGGGTGGGTTTCTCCTCCACTGGTTTAGTTTTTGGAATCTTCTGAAAAGGAAATTTGAATGCTTTAGGTTTTCCCACCTTTTTTACAACGACGGATTCTGGAATCGAGTTAACTAATTCTACCTTTTCTGCTTTTGGGACGTTAATTACCTCTTCCGGTTTTTTATAAACTACCACGTTGTAAGCAAGGATTAATGCAATTGCAAGGGGGTCAAAAACAACGATAAGGGCAAAAATGAACCATTTGGCAACAGTATCTAAATCTGTTCCGAACAATTTAGCGACAAATTCAAATGTTCGAATGTCTTTGTTGTTCTCACCGAATTTCATTTCTGATACTTTCTTATCGATATCTGAGATTTCTTGGATTCCGGCGTCGATTTTAGCTTGTTCGGCTTTTACATCAGCTTCGGTGGCTTTAATCATTTCTGCGGTTTGATCTTGTAACTGTTTAAGAGAAATGGCATTACGTGAAATAAATGCATTTGTCATCGCCTCAGACATGCGAGCTTCTTGTGCTTTTCGAAGTTCATTGAGGGCAACGATGCGTAATTGAGCTTGATCAATCTTATTTTTGGCGTAAGTTTTGGTTTTTTCTATCAAAACGATTTGATCTTGTTGAGCTTTATAGGCCGTTGAAGATTTTTGATATGCGGAGGAAAGGTATCCAAATATACCCAAGGATGTTATAATCATCAGAACTACCAATGCCAGAGAAAGATATAAAGAAAGCCATGCTTTAGTTTTTTTCCAATATCTATAGAGATAAGTTACGGCAACCAATTTTCCGATTTCAAGGGAGGTTCCCATAACTACAGTTGAAACGAATGCACCCGCAAACAAGGTTGCAATACCATATACGCTAAAAAAAGCAGCTACGATAGCAATCAATAAAGCCACAGTTCCAAGCAATACATCAAATCGAATAATACGGTCAAGTAATTTATCTTTCATAATTTATAAATATCATACCGTACAATAAAAAAACCCCGTCTTTCGACGGGGTTGAACGTAACTACGTATGTCTTTATTTGATGTCGATTACCTTGACATCGGGTTTTGGAGGCGGGGTTGGTTTTACTTTTTGAACCTTCACTTCCAGAACACCATCTTGGAATTTCGCCTCTACCGTATTTTTATCTACTAGGTCGGGTGGAAGGGTGTAAGACCGTACAAACGAAGAACGTTTAATTTCCTGAACATGGTACTTTCCTTCTTTCTTGTCTTCGGAACGCTTTTCTCCTTTGATAACTAGAATATCATCCTTGACTTCGACTCTTACCTGATCTTTGGAAAGACCGGGAATCTCGGCTTCAATGATGAATTCCTTTTCTGTTTCCCGAATATCTACTTTTGGGTACGCAGCAGATTCAAATGCTTTCGTGCCGAATACCGTCGTGAATTCAGGAAATACTTGTGATAATACTCTGTCCAGTAATGCATCGGTAGGACCGAAGAAGTCTGGGTCAAAGAATGAAGGGAAGGACGGACGTTGATAACGAACTAGACTATTCATACACTATTTTCCTTTCTGTTTAACAACAAGTTTTGTCTGTTAAGTTCGGTAACCCTCACAAGAGGCATTACCACGATGATACATCTGTATCATCGCCAAATAAATATATCATTCAAGAAAAAAAATCAACTTTTTTTAATCGAACCACATTCGAACAATCACCATTAAATCCTTTTGACTCTGATCGGCGTCAAAAAAGGTTCCATTTTTATCTACCACTATATAACCACCTTCATGTTCAGTATGACCGATTTCAACGGTGGTGGTTGTACACTTTACGAACCAAATTGGTCTTTCCACAATTGGTGGATTTCCCAAAGTAACCGTATGGCTACTTATGCTGCATTCTTGGAAGAACTGATCTCCTAAATTCCAACCGTGATTTTGCCACTCATTAGCTATATTACTTTTTTGTCGAATAACTGCTACTCTAACATCGGATGGAAGAATACCAAGCCCATGAGTGATTTCAAACCCCTTATTATCAGTGCCCGTTCCAGCACCAACACCGGGTTCCTTTGGGTGGGCGGCTTGGAAAGTTA